TCTAATGGTAAAAATGTTTACCTTAGACTTTATGGCACCCTAGCAGCGAACAGAACTTTAACAATGCCAAACACGGCAAATCGAGTTTGGTTTATTGATGATCAAACAGATCGAAACGGAACAAATAAATATACATTAGGAGTATTAACAGCAGGCGGTTCATCAACAACACAAATTGCTAATAAATCAGTTAACTTATGTAGATCTGATGGAAGTGAAACTAAAGTAATTATATTAAAAAAGGGTGTTTATTATATTGATAATACTTATAGTCCTTATACGGCCGTAGCTGGAGATCAAATTTTCGTAAATACAACTTCAGCAGTCGTAACGATTAATTTACCGGCGACCCCTACAGCAGGGGATACCGTAACCATTATGGATGTAAAACCTTACTTTGCCTCAAATAAATGTACAATCGATAGAAATGGCAAAAAGATACAAGGCGGTACGTCTAATATAGATTTAACAACCAATGGGATGTCGGCTACTTTTATGTACACCGTAGCATCACCAGTTGATTTTGGTTGGACTTATATAAGTAAAGTAACATAGGAGCTAAACAATGGCTCTAACGTCAATTAAATTTGCCCCCGGAGTAGATAAACAAGATACCGCTGTTGGAGCAATCGGTAGATGGGTAGATTCAGATAATGTAAGGTGGAGATATGGACTTCCTGAAAAAGTAGGAGGTTGGTCCTCTTTATTAACGAGTACTATTCACGGTGTCGCTCGAAAACAACATTCTTTTGTAGACTTAGATGGAAACCGATACGTTGGTATTGGAACGGATAAATTTTTATTAGTTTATTATGAAGGTGCAGTTTATGATATTACTCCTTGGCAAGATGATAATGCTGCCACTCAAACCACTTATTCAGCTACCTTAACAACCAACAGTACCGCACCAGGCACATCGATTACGGTTACCACTTCTACAACTAATAGTATTGAAGCAGGGGATATGATTGTTTTTGATAGTGTGACAATGCCAACCAGTTCTGGTTTATCGGCAACCTTATTCGAAGATAAAATTTGTCAAGTTATTAGTGTTCCCAGTAATACGACTTTTACGATTACATCTCCAACCGCTGAAACCGGTGGTGGAGGTTCTGATTTAACGTCAGGAAGTGCGGCAACACTTAAACCTTATGTAAGAGTGGGTCCTTCAGAACAATCTTATGGATACGGTTTTGGAATTGGAAACTATGGTGGAACGATTTCTGGATCCATAAGTACCACAATTAATGGAGCTTTAAACGCGGATACCGCAGGTACAGGTGGAGTTGGAACTTCAGTAACTTTAACTTCTACAACAGGATTTACAGCTCCTGCTGGAACAGCTGCGGTAGGAACAGTCCCTACAGCTGAGTTAATTACTTATACAGGAGTAGCAGGCGCTGACTTAACAGGAATAACTAGAGGAGCTTTAGGCACAGCCACTCCTGGAAGTTCAAATGGTCAAGCTCATTCAAGTTTAGATCCGGCACAAGATGCAACCAATTGGGCAGGATGGGGAGAAGCTGTTGAAGCTTCATCGGTTACCTTAGAACCAGGATTATGGTCTTTAAGTAATTGGGGTCCGACGTTAGTGGCAACGATTGCAAATGGAAAAACGTATACTTGGGATTCAAGTATTGCTGATAACTTTGGTACAAGAGCTTCACGAAATACAACTGATTATATAACTAAAATTACAGGGGATGAAGGTAATCCAACCGCGAGTCGAATGACCTTAATCTCACCAACGACTCGACACTTAATTCATTTAGGAACTGAAACAACGATTGGAACTGCATCTACACAAGATGATATGTTTATTCGATTTTCTAATCAGGAACAAATCAATGAGTATGCGCCGAGCGCGGATAATAGTGCGGGTACTTATAGATTACAAGATGGTTCAAAAATAATGGGAGCCATTGTCGCTAAAGAAAATATTTTGGTCTGGACCGATAATGCTCTCTATTCAATGAAATTTGTAGGAGCCCCTTTTACTTTTGGATTTGAACAGGTGGGGACAAACTGTGGTTTAATTGGACAAAATGCAGTGGTGGAAATAGATGGAGTAGCCTATTGGGTAGGTAATAATGGATTTTTCTCCTTTGATGGTACCGTAAATAATTTACCGTGTAGTGTAGAAGATTATGTCTTTGATGACTTTGATACCACGAAAGGACAACAGGTCAACGCAGGAATTAATAACCTATTTACAGAAGTTGTTTGGTGGTATCCAACCGCTAATGCAACTTATAATGATCGGTATGTCGTATTTAATTATGGAGAATCTAAAAATGTTCCAATGGGAAATTGGTATACAGGAACGAATGTGAATTCGATTAGAACGAGTTGGATTGATTCTGTAATTTATCCTAAACCTTATGCCACAAGATTTAATAGTAGTTCCGAAGGAACGTTTCCCGATGTAGTAGGACCAAGTGGATTAGGTGCAACGGTTTACTTTCAACACGAAGTCGGAACCGATCAAATTGATCCCGATGGTCAAACCACTAAACTCACTTCATTCTTACAGTCTTATAATTTTTCACTCGCTAAAGATCAAACGGAAGTCTTTTTAGCAATGAGAAGATTTATTCCTAATTTTAAAGTGTTAGAAACATCAGCTAAAGTAACGATTCAACTTAAAGATTATCCTTCTGATACGTTAGCAAATAGTACCTATAGTCCTTTTACTATTTTACCTACTACTCAAAAAGTAGATACAAGAGCAAGAGGACGTTATGCAAGTTTAAGAATTGAAAATGATAACACAGCAGAAAACTGGAGATTCGGAACTTTCCAAGTTGATTTACAACCGGATGGGAGAAGATAATGGCAGGCATAGAAGATTTAGTTAAAGTTTATAGAGGTGAGAATGTACTAGATAAATTAAAAAACTTGTTTGTAGACTCAGGAATGACTGACAAGGCTAAAGCTAAAATAGGAAGATTTGCTACGACATCAGCAGATTATGCATCCAGGTACGCAAGAAAGTTTCCTAATGTAGTAAAATCTACAAGCATAACACCTACAGCACTTAACATAGGAAAAAAACTTTTTGATAAAATGCATTTTTCCCAAGGAGCCGTTGGATCTGGAGGGCATAATATTGGTGCGCTTCAAATTTTATCTAAGAAGAATAAAAATAAATTAAAAGTTGATATCTTAAAAACTTTTATATCTAATACAAAAGCTCTTACTCCTTTAGCTATGAAAGGATTAAATGTATTAGCTAGTTTACCCGTTGCAACATTAACAATGGTGTTACAATCTACTCCTGCTAATGCAGATGAAGCAAATATGCAACTAGAGGATTTTGCAAAATTAGCAGCCAATAATAATCTTGATAGAGAAGGAATAGAAACTATTGATATAGGAGATATGGAATGACCAAAGTCGTAGTAAGATTACCAGAACCTAAAAAAGAATATTCAGAAGATAACCAAAGACAAATTAACAGAGCCTTGAATTCTATTATTCAACAATTGAATTCAACCTATCAACAACCTGAAAAGGATGATGCAGAAAGGTTTAATTTCTTTTTAAGCTAATGGCAAACGTATATAAAAATATTCAAGCAAAAATAACATCGGCAGGATCGTATGATGATATGTATGAATCCCCTAGCGGGACAACAACTATTGTTAAAAGTCTTAGAATTTATAATACTCATAGTGGAGCTTTAGATGTGACTACAGCCGTGCGTGATAGTTCAGGCTCTACGGATTATGAATTTGATAAGAGTAATGTATTAGCGAGTAATAGCGTTGATATTTTAACCTTTAATAACCTCTTGATTTTAGAAGCTGGAGATAAAATCAAGATGCAATGTGCTACAGGAAATGTTATAAAAATGACAGCATCTGTATTACAAATAACTAGACCAGCAGAAGTGACACAAACATAGGAGCAATATGCCATTTATAGAACAAGAAGCAAAGAGTGAATATCAGGTCATTGACGGTAAAAAGACTCACGTTATTACCCCTGAAGTAGAGATTACTTTAACCAATACTTCAACAGGCAAAGAATATATGTCAGATAAGGAAGCTGATGATGATGTAGATAATCCATCTACATCGACAAAAAGAGAGCATATACGTAGAGATGTTCATATCAAGGTAGCTCAAATAAATTTAGGGGCTGCTAGCGGAGACGTATAAATGTTGACGATTGCAAAAAAACCTTGTAAATTGTTATCTCACAGCGTTTTTTCAAGCTTCGCTAACTTGCTATTTCAAGACATTTAAAGGACAATTATGGGCTGGCTAAAAAAATTAACTAAACCAATTTCAAAAGTACTCGATAAGATAATACCGAACGAGATCAAACCGGCATTACCTTACCTATCTGCGTTTGCACCTTATTTACTAGGACCAGGTGCTGGTGGAATTATGAGTAATATAGGTATTAATAATCCTATGCTTCAAAGAGCTATTATGACAGGTGGAATAAATATTGGTTCTCAATTAGCTCAAGAAGGAAGTGAAGGAGAATTTTCAGGATTATCTGCATTACTTGCAGCAGGTCAAGGTGCTATGACTGCACCAGGTTCTGCAGAAACTTTAAGAGGTATGAAAGCCCCAACAGGAGATTTTGATCCAGCAAGAAGTTTTTTACAAAAAGCAGGAGATAAGGGCTTAGAAGGTCTAGCTAAAGGAGCAGAATTTTTAAGTGAGTCAGGTGAGATTATTAGAGATCCAAGTAAGTGGGGACTAAATAAAGAAACGTTAGGTGCCTTTGCAACACCAGTCACACAAGGTACCGGTGATTTAGCTATGGCCGAGGCGCGAAGAGCTTTAGCAGACTATAACGCTGGACTCGAAGAAGGTACTGATGCGTGGTACGACGACAATGCTAGAAGAACAGCAATTAGATCTGCGATGGAAGCAGCAGGACACGTTGAAGATGATATTTTAGATGCGTTAGCATCATTAGGATTAAGACAGGGAGGAATTGTAGGATTGA